GTTCTGTTCGTACTCTACGAAGATACGACCATTACGGTATCTGTCATACTTCACCTCAAAAGAACCCTGACTTAAGTCCGAAAGAAACTGCAAAACAATCTCTTCGCCTTGATGTCCGAACTCTAAATCTTTTGTGAAGTCAAACTGTTTGATGTCGTGTGATGGTACGTAACCTTCGGTACGTTCAGCCACTAGTAGCCTGCTTGCTTCAACAGTTTCACTAAGTCTTCTAAACGGACAAGCGCATACTGGTCAGCAGGATTACCATAGTTACGGCGCTTCGCCACGACTATACCTATCTCTGCGTTCGCATTGACACGTTCGTTCTCAGCCTCATGTAACCAGCCCGAGAAGTTCAATGTCTTATGGTTCTTGCATTCCCATACAAGACGAGGGTCTGTTCCAGTGATGTCGCCTTTGTCTAACGTGCCTTGTAGTGTGCGTCGTTCGACGTGAGGGTAGAAGTCTTTGAGATAGTTCACTACGAACGTTTCAAAACTAGTTCCCTTGGCTCGTTCCTTGGACATTCCTCACCTCCTGTTGTAGCAGTTGGCGAAGTAAAGCACTACGCCCTACGCCACGCTGTTGGCACAACTGTGTCAGCACCTCGTGTTGCTGTGCGGTGATACGCAACGCAATCATCTTGACTGAACGGTCTTTGCCTGTTGGGTCTACTGTTCGTTTCGCAGCCATCACAATCCTGTCTTAAGAATGGTGAACGCATCACGCAAGAGTGGCAACTGTGACTGCATGATTACCCCGTCCCAGTTGAGTTGGGCTTTAGATGCAACGATGGCTGGGTCTAAACCAATCTTGTCGCAAGCATCCACGAATTGTTTTACCTGTGACTGGGTGAGCGCCTTGTCTGCTTCGGGTTCTGCTGGTGTCTCAACCTTTGCAACCTTTGGCACTGCTGCCTTACTACCAACCTGTGCTTTGGCGGGTGCATCGTCTGACTCCCACTCCTGCTTCGTCCATAGTGCGAGGCATACACCGAAGCGCATAGCCGCATTACGAATAAAGTCGGACACAAGTTCCTTGAGTAAGTCAGGCTTTGATGCTTGGACTGAGCCGATACCGAGACGGCGTACACCGTGAATGGTCATCCATCCAGCCATGTGTGCCATGCCATTCTCTACACGGTACGCAGGTAGCCCGTCATTATCAAAGGCAACTGGTTCCCATGTCCACTCCGTAGAAATTTCTAGGAGCATCTTGGTAACGTCCGCATGCCCAACAAAATCGAGCGAGGTTCCACCGCGGGGTAGTTTGCCAACAATCTTTGGGTCTGGTACGCCATACTTGCCGAGTACTTCTTCTAGTTTCATGCCTTCTCTCCCTTGAGTAATAGTGTTCTGTTGGTTACTTGCTTACTGTATTTGTCTGCAATTGCTGGCTCTAAAGCCTTCAATGATTTGATGTCAAGTGACTGCCACGTCTTGCCTTTCCATGTGGCAACCATCGTGCCGTTCACCGTAGCGTATTCATTCTGCCCAATCAAATCGCAGAGTTCTGCTTTCAACTGGTCCTCAATGACGCTCAGTTCCTTAACCTGTTTCTTTACTTGCTTGAGTCGGGCGACCAAGTCAAGAGTGTCAGGTGGCAGTTCAATCGTGGTGTCCGTTGGACGTTGGTAGCGGGTCGTGATGGTTTCGTACGACCACTTGACACCTTCAGGTGTGATGCCCAAATCGCAGGATGCCAGCCACTTTCCGACTGCTTCAATGTGCTCATTCTTTTCTCCTTCGCTAATCATTTGTTCGTGTATATAGAAACTCATGCTTGAATCAAACACACCCCATGTCACCTGACTTACGTCAGCACAGATGGCTTGCTGGATACCTTGGATACGCCAGTAGTCGGGCAGTTCGCCTGACCATTCACGGTTCATGGTTTTGATTTCAAGTATCTTGCGGTCATCACCGTTCTCATAGAAGCCGTCAAGGGTGGCAATCATTCGCGCACCGTTGTCAGTTTCACAAGCAAACATTTCTTCGGGTGTGAAGAACTCAATGCCTGTTCGGTCTATTGCCCATTTGATACAGAGTGGTTCAAGGTCGTTGCCACGGGTCATTGCCCATGTTGGCGGGATAGGTGCAGGGGGTATGTCACCTAACAGTTCTGCAGCGTACTTGTCCATCGGAACAAATGGGTGTAGCCCGTAGATTGCGGCTACTGCTGATGCTGATACTCGTTTACGTTTCTGTTCATCCCAGAAGCGGATGTCAAGCCAATCTTGTTCTCCGTGTGTGGGTTTGGTTATGCGGAATCGTTTGATTTCCATGCGCTTCCCTTCGTTGTAAGTTGATGTGGTTCACCTTACAAGCAAGTAATACTGTATGTCAAGTATTAATTGGAAAAACTTTTAGCGTCTTCACCATCGCCACGGGGATGCATAACACACCATCCACGTCATCGCTTTCTGTTTTTGATTGGTAGATAGTTACATGGTCAGGTTTGCCACCTTGTTCTACTGCTAACAGGAACCCGCAACTCAACACCATGCATGGGTCTTGGTCGATGTTGTCTAGTGCGGTCCATGTTTCTGTCGCGGCATGCGCGTCCATCCACGTGACGGTAACTATGGGATGTGTTAGCCCTTCTTCCATGTCAAGAGTTTACTGTCTCACGAGGGCGCGAGGACGCGGTTAGCAAGCGGTCTAGTTCGTTGAGTGCGCGGAAGAACTCATCTTCTTCGGGACGGGAAACCCTTGCGGTTACTAGGTATTTGCGGATTGTCTCTAAGGTTTGGCGAGTCATGGGACCGACCAAGATACCAGCCTATTGAATTGTCTTGCGATTACCGCGGGTGATTTTTTAGATGGTCGCCCAATTGGTCTGACACTTTGTCGATTTTGTATTCAACAGAACCCTGCTTCTTGTACACCATTTTCAACATGCCCATCACCACGTCATGGTCTTTAGCGTTTTCTTTTCTGAACTGCTGTATCAGAACTGTTAGCAAACCGCCAACACTAGACACAACAGCAGCAAGAAAGACAGCCCAGCCAGCGTCCACATCAGACTGCTTTGCTCGCTAGCCAGTCAAGGACACGCTGTGGTTTGTTATCACCACACACGTAACGCAAATGCCACGGCTCACTTGGCACTACTTCCCAAGAGAAACCAAACGACACAGCGTTAGCCTTCAACCATGCAAGACGCTTCGGTTCGCTAGCGTTAGCAATGTCAATGGCAATACCGAGGTTATGCTTGGACGTTCCAGGCACCGCCAACATCGCCATACCTTTCTTCAGATACCATGCTTTGCCCTGATATACGCGAGGCTTCTGACCTGCGATTACATCTGTTGTGTATCGCTGGAAGAATCCGTACTCTTGAACCGCCAAAGTGCGGTATGTGTCCGCTGGGCTTGTCGGACTAAGGTCAATTCCTTCAGCATTTGCTGCCGCATCCATTGCTTCGTATGCGTCTGCGGCGCAATGGTGCAACATTCCTTTGCCTTCAATCTTGCGAAGAAGTTTCGGAGCGAGTTCACCAGGCTTCGCGTTCTTAAGACACGAACAGAGTTTGACTGGGATGATGGGAAGGTCATTGCCTGCCTTCTTCTTCAACGCCATTACTCGGCTACTTCAGGCTTAGCCTTAACTGCACCCGTGAATGCCAGTTCGATTTCCTCTTTGCTGAGGGAACCGTCAACGCTGAAACGCAACAACTTCTCAACAACCTGTGCGCATGCCATGATGCCAGCAAGTGCTGCTGACTTCCATAGTTGGACACCGATGATTGCTCCACCTGCTACGGCGGCGAGTGCGGATGAACCGAACAAAGCCACGATACGGAAGATGATGTTCTGAAGTTTTGCCATGACTAGTCTTTCTTTGAGAGTGTGAGTATTGAGTGTACCAAAACAACAACGCCTGTAATAAGGGTTGCTTGTCGAAGGGTTGGACCAGAGAGGGTGATTAGGACCATGCCTGTACCTGCCCATGTCCATGCGTTATCTGCTAGGTAGTCCAAGAATTTTCTCATTAGCGTCTAATTCTAGTACCTGCGGCGGCGAGGGTTATCCCTGCTGTGACGGCAATCAGGGTGCGTCGTTCTCCGACTGGGATGGTGGAGCCAGTAGGGGTGTAGTTATCCAAGCCTTCGCCGAAGATGTCGATGGTGTCCTCAAATTCTTCACGGATTTCCGTAGGTGCGGATTCAATTGCTGCAATTAGTTCTTCGGTCTGTGCATCGGACAGTTCGGCTACGTCCAACGCCTCAAAGATTTCTTGCGCTTGTTCGGTGCTAACTATTGCAAGCACTTCGGGGCTGGAGGCGAGGGCGGTTGCCTGCTCTTGGGACGGTTCCTCAGCAAGCAGGGATTCCACGACCTGTTCAACTTGTTCGGGGCTGAGTTCGGCTAGGGCTTCTACAAGGGCTTCCGTGGTTTCTGCTTCTGCTATTAGCGAATCCACTTCCTCGACGCTTAGAGGGGCTTCTAGAGGGGTCTCAGGCTCTTCTGGCAGGGTTGTGTCCACGACTGGTTCTTCGCTAGTGTCAGGGGATGGCTCAGGACTTGGCTCAGTTGTTGTGGTTGTTTCTTCGGGAAGCGTCTCCTCTGGCGTGGCTTCCTCTACTGTCGTTGTTGTGGTGCCTGTCTCGGTTATCTCTGGCTCTTCAGGAACGGAAGGCTCAACAGGTTCTGGCTCGGATATTTGAGGCTGTGTAACAGGTGTTGGAACTGGCGGTGGTTGTGTTGTGGTCGTCGTTGATACTGTTGATGTTGTTTGGGGTACGGAAGAAGTAGTCGTAGTTGTAGTCGTCTGAGGAACCGAGGTTGTAGATGTTGAAGTTGTTGTTGATGATGTTGTGGTTGTTGTCGCTGGCAGGGTGCTTGACGTTGTTGTTGTGCTTGTCGTGGTTGTTGTGGGCAGACTTGAAGGGGTCGTGGTACTGGAAGAAGAAGTACTAGTTGAGTTCGCCACAGAAGTTGTTGTCTGAGGGACCGTCGTTGTCGTAGTTGAAGAAGTAGTAGTTGTTGTAGTTGTTTCTTGAACTGTCGTAGTAGTCGGGTTGGTGACAGGGACAGTCGTTTCGGGGACAGTAGAAGTAGTAGTCGTCGTTGTCGTTGATGTCGTGGATGTGGTTATAGATGCCCATAACGACAGGTTACTAATAGTTAGATGCCCAGGAGCACAGCAGGTATCTATCGAATACTGACGGAACGTAAACACATCACCCTCAGACACGGGTACAGATAGCGAACCTGTCGCATTGTTCTGTTGTGTAATCAAGGTGTATACGCCGTTGATGCCGTACTGCGGCGGGTCATACACCCAACCATCAGTCGTCTGATATGCCCAAGTGAAATCTATTGTGTCTACATCCGCGGGGATTGTAGTTTCAATTTTCACCCAATGAGCAGCACCAGAACATCCACCCTGATCGGGGCCATGCAGGATGATGGTGTTGTCTATGACTTCGATTGAACCTGATGTTGGGCAGGATTGGCTGTATGTCCATTCACCAAGCGTGTCGGCTTTAGCAGGTTTCGCAAAAAGTGCGAACAGGACTGCGGGGATGATGATTAGATAGCGGGCGTTTCGACCCATGCCAGAGTTTCTTCATCCCAAATGAATGATCCCTCTGGTTTTGGTGTTGGTGCTTGCCAATCATTGTTGCTGTCTAACGTCCATGATGCG